CCATTACTGGTAAAGCTTGGCTGCTGATTGCCCATGTTAGGGTGTCCCAGCAATTCACCGATTGTTTAACTGAATTTTTCAACTCAGTGCGACCTTTTTTTATGGCGTCAATCGCAGCCATCTTTTTAACCGTAAGAGTCTGCTCACCGAAATGTGCAGTGGTTGTGGATTTAGTTGCATTTTCTTCTGTCCAACTTACTTTTGGTTTTGATGCTAAAGATGGAATTTTCATTACATCTCTTTTCATTGGGACTACTCTAACTTCTTTTCTCATATAAGGTCCTTCTGCAATATCACGAATAATTTCACTTCTGAACTCATCTGGGAATAAATATCCACCATCAGTAGTTGTTCCTTCTGATAATGCTTTTAATACAGTAGTGTTGTTCTGTAAGATAGCCTGGAAAAAACCAATTGTCTTTTCTTTTGCAGTCATTTCAGATACATCTTTTTGCATTAATGCCTCAAGGTCTAAAAGTTTTGAAGTTTTAGTATCTTTCTTTTCGTCTTTTGCATCCAATTTAGTATTTAAATCAGAAAGTTGTTTTTTGATAGCATCTAAACCTAATCCAGCAACTACCTCTTCAGCAGCTTTCTGAATAGCATCATCACTACCTTCCTCAACTGCTTCTTCTACTTCCTCTTCAGCAGCATCTTCTTTAACGGCCTCATCTTCCACTGTTTCATCAACTTTATCTAATTCAACTTCTTCCATTGTTTTAGATTCTGTATCAACTACATAAGATTTACCATTAATAGTTTTTACTATTTTCATATTTCTATTTATTTTTTATTTTGTTCAAGCCATAACTTGACTTTTTGTTAATTTCTTGCAAGATTCGTACTGCTAATTGTGCTTCAGATAATTTCTGAACGTGTACCTTTCTTGCTTTGTTTTGAACGACCTTTATTTTGTCCTTTTTAATGGCTTTTGCTGGAGTATTAATTTCGTTTGGTTCCTTAGAACTTTCAGAAAGATTTAATATTTTCTCCAGTGCCTCGACTGTATTTTTTAAATTTTCAACTGTCTTGCCGATTGTCTCTCTATTCTTTTTTGATATTACTTTACCTTCCTTTTTAGAAATATCAAATGATTTTTCTTCCTTTACTTTTTTATTTTTCTTAATTTCTTCAATTAATTTTTTCTGTGTTTCTATTTTTTCAAGTGCTTCATCTATTGCTTTATCAATTGATATTTCTTCTTCTTTTGAAATAATCAATGCTAAATCAACTAATTCTTTCATATATGCACCACTATATCCTTCGGTTCGTTTAATAATATCATCTAATGCTTTAATTTCTGTTTTAATTAATTTATTAATCATTTTCTTTCTAACTTTTGCTGTTGGTGCATCATATTGTAATAAATCATGAAATCTACCTGGTCTATCTAATAATGCATCTGGTAAATTTTCAGGTTCATTAGATGTCAATACTGTTAGCACTCCTTTATTTTCACTTAACCCATCCATTTCTGTTTTTAATGCATCAGTTGTTTCTCCTTTTAACCAATTATCAATATCTTCCATAAATATAACCGTAGTACCTAACATCTTTGCTAAACTATATGCCATTGCAATTGTTTCACTTGCATACATCCGTTTATTAAAATCTTTAGCAGTAATCCAAATACAACTTGATTTAATTTCATTCATCATTATTTTTCCTGTCAATGTTTTTCCATTTCCTGGTAATCCATACATTAATATTCCTCTACTTGAAAAGTCTTCTTTATTTGCCATTGTAATTGACCTCTTAACTGTCTTTTCTGTTTTTTCATCTACATATAAATCATCAAATGACTTTTCATTTAATTGCAAAAATTCACCAGTGATAGAAAACTTTTCTCCCTTTAAAAAATTATTATCCTTAACCCAAGTATGCATCTCATCCATTGTCTTCATATTAAATTCCTTATCTTTAGTTGAAGTTATAATTTCCATAATTAATCCACCGAATGTTGGATAAACTTTATATGCGATTTTCTTATTATATAATGATATTCCTTCAACTAATAAACTATCTCTTTTTGTTGAATTTAATTGTATATCTTGATAAATTGGTGGATATTCTTTTCCTTCCCAATTAAATCTTCTTGTTTCTAATGGGTTACTAAATACATTTTTACTAGCAGATAAATAGCTACCAAGTAATGGACCTGGTACACGAAAACTATTAATATAAATATCTTTTGTATCTACACCTAAATGTTTCTTATATAAATTAACTTCAGGGTCACCACGATATAATACTTTCTTATATACCTTATCGAAAAACTCTGGTAATTGTTTATTTAATCTAGGAACAAATTTCTTTTTTGATTTTATATTTATATCCTTTACTTCTTTTTCTATTTTTTTATCAATTGATTTTTTAATAAATTCACTAATTTTTTTCTCATCATCTTTAGTACATTCTTTAATTGATTTTTGACTCATTGTTGTTAGTGCTTCTGCATTAGCAGGAACCGCAACCGCCGATACTTCTAATAATTCATGTTTACCACCTTCTTCTTCTGCTGGAATAAATCCAACTGACCACGCTGTTAAATATTTTTCTTGATACATCTTTTTAATTTCTCTTGCCAATGATGTTATTTCATGAAACTCTGGTTCAAAAATAACTTGATTATCTTTTACTCTGATATTTTTTGCAACACCAATAGTACTCAATGGGTTATAATCATGACCTGCTTGTAGCACTGGGTTTCTTTTAAAATTTTTAAAATCCCAGTCATTAACTTTAATGCTATCTCCAGCACGGTCGATTGCTTCTGTTGAGGCAATTGCTGTCATCTTACCATTTATCTTTTCAGTTAATGCTTGAAGCTCTTTTTTCTTCATATTTTTATTTTATTAATTTTTCTTTACTTTATTATGTATGTAAACCCCTAAGAATAATCCTAGTATATATGATAATGCAACTAATCCTAAAGATATAATTACACACATCCAACATTCACAACTACAATCTAACATATTTTTTAGATTATATATTATTAACATAGCTGAAAATAAAGCATATCCTAAAATTATTATTAATGATTTACTAGCCATCTTATAATCACCATTGTATAATATCGGTGATATAAATAATGATATTGCCGTCACTACCCCTAATGATTGCCACAAGAAGGGTGTTTTTAAAATTTCTATAAATATTTCTAGCATATGATTATTTATTTATCTTATCACAAAGTTTAGTTATCTCTGTTTTTAAATTATTTGTTTCTTTTGCTAAACTCTCTATTGTTTTTTCCATTCGGAATAATAGATATCCAGCTACGACTATTGGAAATCCGAAATTAGCAACTGCGTTTAAAAAATCTTGCATATTTTTATTTTTTATTTATCTCCCCCGACCTGAACCCCCTGGTTTACCTCTTCCTCGTCCACTACCATCATGAGCTGGACCATTTGGGGGGCAAGGCTTATTATTTATTCTCTTCATTTTTTTATTATTTAATTATTTATATCTTCTTTTATTTCTTCGCTTTTTTGTAAATCATTAATGATTTTAAAAACTTCTATATATGGTTTGTTTACTAAATAGTTAATTGTTTTTTCTAATACTTCTTTTTTAATTTGAAACATTTTTGTATAATTAATTTTATTAATCTGTTATTACCCATCCTATCATTACAATTGTTGCTGGACCAGTTGCTGCCGCATCTACCGCTTCTGCTGAAACATGTAATGGATTATCTTCTGTGATTGGATTACCATTTTCATCAGTTAAAGAAGTTTCTCGTTTACCTGGACTTCCTGCTGGGTTTGATATATGAATCGGTGGAATTAGTTTATCAATAAACTTACCATCTTTATCTACTAATTTTACTGCTATTGCATTTTCTTTCTTTTGATAATTTTTTGCTATTAATACTATTCGTTCTGCTATTGCATCTGGTATGGTTGTTACTATATCACTTATCTTTGTAAAAAATGGTTCTAATATTAATGGTTTATACCATACTGGTTTTTTTATTCCTATCTGTTTATCAATATCAACTTTTAATTTTTTAGGTAAATTACTTACCTTTATTTCTTTTGGAAATTCTTTTTCTTCTGGAAAATTAATTACTTCTATTTCATTCTTTTGTTCTGGGAAATTATCTACTGATATTTTTGTGGGAAACTCTTTCTGTTCAGGAAAATTACTTACTTCTATTTCTTTTGGGAATTTTTGTGATGAAATTACTTCTATTAATTTATTTAATAATTTTTCTAATTCATCTAATTTTATTTCTTTATTTTTGATTTCTGTTAATAGTGTTTCTAATCCATCAAACTTATCCGTATAATCTTTAATGTCAATCTTATTAAAAATATTATTTAATTCCCTTTGAACTAAATTAAAATTCTTATCATTATTACTACCCTTCACTATAACAATTAAATCTTTTAATAAATTTACTGTTTTGGTTTCTTTCAATTCTGGTTTATCTCCCAATTCATTATTTATTTTTTTAATTAAATCTAAGTTATTTGACATCTTGTTCATTATTAAATTCACCAATAATTGATTTTCTTAAATCTACTAATCGTTCTTTTTCTTTTTTTATTTCTTTTTGTTCTTTTTTGGATGCACCTTTTATTTTATTTATATCTTCCATTTTATCTTTAAGTTCATCTATCTTTTTTTCATATTCCTTTTTTGTATCATCAACCTTAACAATAACAACATCTTTTTTGATTGGTTTTTTTATTTCTTTTTTTGGTTTAATTTGTTTAGTTGATTTAAATACTGGAACCAAAACGCACCTGCACGATGGATGTAATGGTGGATGTAAAGTGCTATCATAATCTAATTCCATTTTTCCACCTTCTGCCCCGATTGCAGTATCACCTTTACTGAAATAACTTTTACCTAAGCCTATTGTTTTTCCTTGCATTGGAACACAGAATTGACATGCTCCTGGTTCAGTAAACCATTCCTTTGCTTCTACTAAATCACTATCAATAAATGCTTTTTCTGAAGCCGCATTATTATATCTTTGTGTTTCTGTTTCTGCTATTCTTTTTGCTCTATATTCATCTACTTTATCAAACATTTTTCCTAATCCTTTTTGTAAGTCTAACATTGAACCACCCTCACCTATAATATCAGTTACTAAAGTCTTAATAGAATCATTTGTTGTTGCTGTTGCCGCTTTTGTAAATTTTCTAGTATCTGCTTTTAACAATTTTTCTGTTTCCGCAGATATTTCAAATGCAATTTCACTTTCTAATAATTTCATTGCCTCTTCTCCTGATTCTTTAAATAGTTCTTCAAATATTGGAAATTCAATTTTAAGAGTTCTTGCTACTTCTGTAGTTGTATTTAATTTAATATCTTTATAAATATCATTGGGGGTAGTTTTAATTGATTTTAATCTATTTAATTTACCAATTACATATTTTCTTTGTTCTTGAAATATTTTAATTTGTCCATCTTTTATTCTTTGTAAATATTTATTAGTCAATGCATCTTTCTTTTCCCATTCCTTTAATTTTTCTTCTTCTGTTAATTTACGAACAATATTATCTTGCTCCTTTAGTTTTTTCTTTATACCATCTTTAACATCTTCAATCATATCTTTCTTTACTTTTTCTATCTCTTTATCAATTTTAAAATATTGTTTATTTCTTGCCTTAAGTCCTTTTATTCTATCGTCAAATTTTTTAGTATTATCATTTGAAATTAAAGATGTCCCTAATGGTTGCATATTAATTGGCTGATAAATAATATCTCCACCATCTATCATTTCTAATCCTTCTTTATCTCTAACTTCATTAATTGTCATCCATCCAGATTTTAAAGCACTTTCATATTTCTTAATTATTAATTCTTCATCTTCTGGGACTGGACTAACATAATCAAAAAACATTTTTTCTGTTCCTTTAAATTGAGGTAATAAAAACTCATTCAACTGTTGAACGAGTCTTTCCATTTTTGGTTTAATTGTAAATTTAGAATAAATATAATAAGCAGCTTTAGCAGAAGCATAATTTACACCATCTGTTTGTGCTAGTATTGCTTTTGGTACTCTAAATATTCCTAAAATTTTATCTCTTGAAAACTTTTGTTGTTCAAGAAAATCCATATCCTTCTGAGTAGAAGACATTTTTTCAAATTCCATATCACCAAATAATACCATAGTCTTATGTGCATTCTTTAATGACTCGTAATTCTTTTTTAAACTTTTCTTAAGCATTTCTCTTTGCTGTTCATCCATTTGTCCAACCTTTACTTTTAATACTGAATCGGGGTGTGCTGAATTTTTATAAAATGTTTTATTCCATTCTTCTGAATAATTATCAACATCAACTGTAACTCTTGCCATTTCTAATGTTCCAATACCTCTAAATGGTTTTGCAGGATTTGGAATCTTTAAAAATATTACTTCATCTATTGCTAAAGGAATTGTTTTTCCACTACCAATACTATATTTATATCCTTGTATTAATTTATCATCATCTGTTACTAATGAAATCTTATCTGGTCTTAAAAAATATATCCCTTTAATTATTCCATTTTTTTTATCTAAAAACCAAGGGCTTTCACCACATAATTCTAAATATGATTGTGTAATCCAAAAATGGTCAAATTTAGTAGTAAAATCATTTACTTTATAAATTAAATCTAAAACAGGGTGTTCAAAAATTTCTTCGACACCATCTTTTTCATATTTATATAATTTTATTTTGATACTTGCTACTTCATCTGAAATAGAACTAACACATGTACCAACCCATCCTTTCATTTCTTCAAGATATGCTTTACTTTTAGATGATGTTTCACTATATCCATCAACACCATAGGCTTCAAATCCCGATACTGCTGGTGATTCTGATTGCTCTTCTTCTTTGAATAGTTGTATAAATTTTTTAAAAATTGACATATAAAAAAGGTCTTTATCTCTTATTAGAATTGTTTAATCCTCTTGAGATAAAGACCTTTTGCTTACTCTTTTCCTTGAAAAAGAACATTGAGTCTATTTATTTGAATTGTATATATTATATATCTATAATTATATATTATTTTATAAAAAATGTCAATAGGTTTTTTTTCACTTATATTAAATAAAAAAATTAAAATTATTGAGTTTCAACATTTTTTAGATATTTTTTTAAATTACCACTATTAAAACGCTCAATTTCTTCAAAGGTATATATATTATTACAATAAAAACATTTAACTTCTCCTTCCTGTAAGAATGGTTTGTTAGTTTTAAAAAGTATTCTTCCTTTATTTTTACACTCTTCTCCTGGACAATGCCAAATATAATTCATTATTCATTTTTTTTATTTATATTTACATTGTTAATAAGTTTTTTATACTCCTCAATACTTTTTTGGATACTCCATTTATCTTTTAATTCTATTAATCTTTTTTCTGATTCTTTTATTCGTTCATCACAATTAATAAATTTTCTTAATTCATTAGTATTATGAGCAACTGGCATACCAATAGCCCATGATGTTAATGTTTTATTATTACTTTTAAATTTCCATTTGCCCGTCGTTCCTTGTGGGTTAATAACAATATCTGTTTTTAATATGTTCTTATTTACTGTTTCTGCATTATATTTAATATTTTCTACTTCTAATTTATCTTTATATAATCTAGATATATTAAAATTACCATCTGATATAACTAATAAATCTAAATTTAATCTATTTAGTTGGCTAATAACTGGTTTTAGTATATTAAAATTATCACTATATCCATACCAACATACTCTTTTAGCATCTCCTTCATGTATTTTCTTTTCTTTAAATTCATTTAAATCTACTCTATCAGGAATGCATAATACTGGTTTATCAGTTATTTGTCTTAGTGATATAGCTAATGCTTCTGTTGATGTTGTTATCGCATCGCAATAACCAATCATTTCTTTTACCTTATAAGCCCAATGTAACCAATCTGGGTCACAATTTTTTACAACCGCTCCATCACAAATATAACTATGACTATCACCTACATTAAAATTATATACATCTACTATTTCATCAATTTCATCACTAATTTCTCTTATAGGGTTAAGATAATAATTATCTTTTTTCTGTATCTCAATATTTTTTGATTTTAAGCCATTCCAATAAGTTATTTTACATTTCTTATATCGTTCTATGTTGGTTAATTTACAAAATTTTAAAGACTCTTTAGAATTAAGTTGTACTCTCCATTGTGGTTTACCTTGATATACCTTACCATCTTTATGTGTAAAACAACAACTATCACCATCTCTTTTATGATAGTTCATACTGGCAACAATACCACAATCACGAAATAATTGCCAAGCAGAATAAGCTAATTTTTTTGAAACAGTTGATACACTTATCCCTCCATTATCATTACAATATCCATCTCCAGCTATATACCCCTCTAAAAATTTTAACTTAGTTTCTTTATTAGTATTAAATATATCACTAATAACTGTTTTCTTATTATTACTAAAAATATTATCTT